CTGAGAAGCAATTTACTTAAATTCAATACCTGTTTTGCAGATTATATACAGTAAAGAATTAGCTACAACTATAAATTAAACAAAAGTGGTTAAGCCAAAACACACCTCAGTCGCAATTCAGGAGGAATCACACTACTTGACTCCGGGCATCCCTAACGATTTAAGTTAGTTTTTATTTCACCTTACTGCCCCAACAATTATGCACCGTTAGCGCAGGCCCAGTCAAGAGAGATCGAGGATTGGTAGCCTTGCGCCGACAGATACATTAAACACCTACTGGTAATGTTGATACCGGATTGTAGGGACTCGCTCACAGCTCTTGTAAGCTTCCCACTCAAAGTGGAGGTCATAGAAGCACACTCTGACAACATAATGTCCAATTGTGTGTGCAATCCAGCGAGATTTGACCTGCGTTGTTCGTCTGTCATGTCTAATACAGCCCTAACAGTTTTACTAATTTCAAACTGCGCGGTGTTCACCCTAACCAGACAGTCAGTGAGTTTGGTAACCTCGGAAGGGAGTTGTGAAGCTCCTTCCACCATTTCTCTTAATACTGACCCGACCACTGATTCACTAGAAAACAAACCCTCTGCTCTCTCGATGAGGTCTGTAATCTTACCTGTTACACTACTGAGCCGACAAAACCTAGAAAGTTGGGAGTGAAGTTCAGCTACAGGAGTAGCGAACTCACAGAGGTCCGCATTATCACAAAGCAGCTCTACAGCTGAGTTGGACAACAGCGGGTTTTCGGTAGGTGTGTGGTTGATGGTACAGGCCCTTTTGAACACTTGGCCAATGGAACTAACGACACTAGTAGAAATCTGTGCTGAAAGTGTAGCACCCCTGACTGAGGTGAAGCGATCGTAATATCGAGAATAGGACGGGTGACTCACGAAGTTAAGTGACTGACGGTAGACTGTGTCAATACCGTTGTGCAACTCAATGTCTTCGTAATCAATCTGGATGATCCTGTCAAGGTGGAGGCTGCTAATGCAAGAATTGATCTCGGTTAAAGACACAATAGCTTCCTCCAATCCCAAAATATCTGTCACATCAATCTGGTAAAGATCAGACAACATGTCAAATGTCTCAGGCAAAGCGTCATACGGTTGAACGGCATGGAGTTTGTGCTTGAAGGACTTCAGAGTTCTCACTGCAAGACTGTGCAAAGAGTTCTTGCTGAGTACTTCCTCTGAGACTCTCATCTTATTACAAAAAAGAGTTACCTGTTTCTGGTAAAACTTCCTCATAATAGGTATGGCAGAGTAGTCTACAGCCCGTTGCACAATAGTACCAATCCATTGTTCCCACATGTCGGCTTCGTTCCCGGCAGTTCCAGTAGAACATCCTGTTTTTAGAAGAGTCCGGCCTAATTTTGGCACATACAGGGACCTCTCCTTGCGCTCTCCAAACCTCTCCCGAACAGGGAAGAAGTATCCAGAGCAAAACGATGCTTTGCGAACTTGGTCTTTTGAAAAATATTTGTAGGTAATATCTAGACCAAGTAACTTGATGGAATCAAGTTTTTCCAACACAAACTTCTTTGACAAATCCGGATTATTTGGATAGGGCAGTTCGACGAATGCCAGATTGTCATCACCAAGCACGATAAAAGAAGTTTTCAAACCTTGAAGTGCGAAAGACAGCACCGAGGCGTTTACCATAGAATTGTCCACGGAGGTGATGTTGTCACCTGAGGCACGAGTACCGGGAACAAAATAGTCAATTTTAACACCTTTCGAGTCTTTGTCGCGCCAAGAACCAGCTTTCTTGGTTGAGTTCTTTTGCAAGAGTTCACAACACCACTCAGGAACGCCCATCTTAGCGTAAGCAGACAAAGTTGTGCCGAGAACTTCAGCACACAGTGAGCCATCATACCGGCTGTAATCTATTTCAATTACACAATATTCGGTTCCACAGTATTTGCTCAACTTTGAATCGAACCAGTCTCCCAATTTTTCTGGGGTCATACCCATTGAATAACAGATGTCGTCTGGCATGTCGGAATTTTGACCGGTCCAGTACGCACCAAGGGCATGGCAAACAGCTTTAACCCAAGGTCCATTAGACATTGTGAAGGGGGAAGATCTGGCTGATATTAGCCTAGGATCGCTACCAAAAACTTGCTGAGAGTCACCGATGTTGGGATTGGGTTTCTGTGGGAGTAACTCTGTTTTCACAAAAGCTTCTACGAGGTAATCACTATCACAAAGCGTTGGGACAGAAGGTCCTAGAGAATACGCCTTAGACAGTACTTCACCCCCGTACTTCAAAAACTTCTTGTGTTCCAGAGAATTTAACCACGAAATAACTGATGGTGCAGCCACTGTTTTGGTGGGGTAGTTGTGAATAAAGATCTTTTGTACGTACCTATCGTACTGCTTGAACGTACTCAAATCTAGAACAGGAGTCGCCTGTAGGACACGATTCGAGATAGCTCTGTACGCATTATGTACGCAATTGCCATCAACTACTGGGAAAGTGTCGGTTGTGAAACCTCTCACGATCCCTTTGGGTTTGGATTTGCAAGGTTGCAGTAGGGCCTCCGAAGCATCAGGGCTTAGGGTAATGGAGCTGCCTACTTTGGGTTTCTTAACACTCCATTCCTGCCGTGCCGTGCATCTCGTTTCCAAAAAGGTCGTGTTGTAATGCATAACTTGAAGACAACCAACTTGGATAGAGGACAAAGGTTCAGGACGCGTGCTCATAGGCCCTTTTGGCAAACCAAATTCCATAGCGCTAATCAGGTCTTTGATGTACTTGGTTTTAGAGAACAAAGACGTAGCAGCCTGTCGGGAAAAGACGTTGCTTGCTACAAGGTCTGCAGTTTCCTGCTTTTCAACTTTTGAGAC